CCACACTAGCGGCAAGCGTGCCAATCACGGCTGCCTTGTAAGGAGAAACAAATGCCATACAATCCTTTCTGCTAGAAGCGATGTTGATGCACTTCTGAGCAACTGTGATCGAGTCAACGCGAGTACTGAGTAGAGGACCAGCAAGGACATAATCAAGATTGATTGCTTCTGTATCAGCGAAGTAATCGTAACCAGAGGTAAGATCGCCAGCATCAACGTTGTAACCATCCACGCCACCAGCAAGGGTGTAGGACTGGTAACCCAGCATTGTGTAGTTGCGACCGTCTTGGATGCCGCTGCCCCAGATGCCAGTGGTGTAACCAGCGTAGCTAGCGGTAACGTTAGTGCTGTCGTGCTTACCGAAGTACAGGTACTCGGAAGCAAAACGGAGAACGTTGGCGTAGTAGTTATCGCCACCTTCAGAAGTTTGCGCATCGGCAGACTTGGAAAGGTTTTGGAATTTTTCTAGAACAGTGTTCTTGGTACCACTGATCTTGCCAGTAGCATCCAGAACCACGATGCTCAGTTCGTCATACTTAGAACCGAAGTTAGCAGCATACTGCGAAGTACCAGGACGGGAAACCAGAGTGTTCCAGTTGATGTTCGTTCCACTGATCTTCACATTGTCCCACCACTTCATCGATGTGGTGATGTCTGCTTGGGTCAGTTCAAATACATCTGTTCCGTCTGTTTGAGCAGCTGCGGCAGTACCAAACTGTCCACGGTCAACACCCAAATCAGGAGCAGAAGCAATATCTGTGACCTTGACGATTTCGCCAGATGCCAGAAGCAGGTGCTCGCCAACAGCGATGTTTGTAGCAGCGGTGACAGTGATAGTAGCATCACCAGATGCAACAGCACCGTTAAGTGTAGTAGCAGTAGCGCCAGTTTCCTTGACCAGCAGGTTCGCAGAACCAACAGGGAAGTTACCAGTGGTTTCGATCAAGAGGAGTGATGATCCACCAGCTGGATCGGTGTAAACCTTACCAGATGCACCAGAAGAGGTGTATGCGGCGTTACCAGCACCAGCAGTCAAAGCAACGCTGGTTCCCAAAGTTACATCGTAACCGTGGTCAATAGCGTGGACGCTGATGTTGTTGCCGTAACTACCTGCTGTCTTAGCACCATAATGCCAAGCTTGTGCGCCATCGTAGTGGTTGACGACATACTCAGTATCGTTTTCAATCAGTGTTGCGGTAGCACTATCGGACACTGCGTTAACTAGTGCTGCCGTGCCGACTCGGACAACCTGAAGTTGTCCACCATACGAGAGGAAGTTAGTTGCTGTGAACCAAAATTCTGCGTTGTTCTCGTTCGGGCGACCGAAAGTGTCGAGTAGTGCTTTTTCGTTAAGGATGTTAATCATCTCATTAACAGGACCGCGTTCAAACGGTGCTGCTAATGCGCCAACGTTATCGACGGTATTGTCAATACGGGCGTTCGTTAGGTCGCGTTCCTTAATAACGACCCCAGGTGATACTTGACCTGCCATTGTTGTAGTTCTCCTGAAATGAAATCCAGTGGTTTCTTAAGTTATTTATTATTTGCAGCTCTTTCAGTGGGGAAACACCGCGTGAACTACCAGTCTGGATACATCTCTGTTGAACGAGACTCCTTTCTCCTATTAGTAATTCTCTTTATTGTGCATTCCTTACACTCATAGGAATAAGAGCTAGGAACGTTTCCCCTAGTTTTTCTAGTTAAATAAAACCCATCTACCAAATCTTTAGTCACACCGCAAGTCCTACACGTACGTGTCTGAAATAGAACGTGTTCAATTGAAAACTGTTCTTCTAGATCCATTAGATGTATGGCATCATATATTCAACAGCATATTGTTTCGATCCATATTCGTCTACTTCCCAAACATTGCCCTCTTCATCAACTACAGTATCGTTATCTAAACCATTGTCAACAAATCCGAAGGGTGCCATATCCTGTTCAATCTCATTAGAACGCTCATCGTAAATACGTTTGCGGATATCTTGATCCGTCATTTCTCTGAAGTAATCTTGCATTACCATCCAAGAGAAGATGACGTGACACATCACCAAGTCATCATTGTATCCTTCATCAGCTTCAAAGGAATCTTTCTTCTGTACAAAAGTTGTCAGTTCTGCAATAGTTTCGTAATCACTAATTAAAAGTTTATCTTCTTCAATCAAAGCTTTGAGGTTGGAGCAACCAATCTTTTTGACAGTCTTAGACATCTTGACACCAAGCTGTGCTCTGCCACCAGAGAAACCAGATCCCATAACTTGTCCTGCACGACCACGCATTGCGCACATTAAAAGGTTTTGATACTCTAGGTCAAACTGGATGATCGATGCAACTTGATCTCCAATGTCATTAACCTCTACCATAATATGTGCATTATTATAGTTACGAGCTGTCTCTACAATAATGTTGGGGAATAGAATAGGTTTGATTTCATTGTTTCGATACTTGCCTATCAAACGATATGGGAACTCTGTGATATCAAATATGCAGAAGGCAGAGTAATCCTGTGAGGTACCACGTGCCACGTCAACTGTCATTACATAGTCGTGCCCTTCTTTCCTAGGTTCGTAAATATCTAATCCTCCACTTTTCTGTAGAGGTGTGTCAAAAGATAATGCTTTTAGTTTTGATGGTGCAATCAGAGTGTCCTGAGATCCTAGGAATTCGCACTCAAACTCTTGAGTAAACTGCCTTTGCGATGTATTCCTAATCGTCTGTTCTTTCCATTTGTCATCTCTACCAGGAACTTCAGACCAATGAACTTCTGTTGATATGTACTCATTTCTTCCCTTAAGAGAATCGTTCCACATCTTGTAGAACATATTCATCCCGTTAGGGGTAGAAACTATAATTACTTTTGATTTCTTTCCGCTACTAATCGTCGGGTAAACGGAACTAAAAAACTGATCACATATATGGTTGGGGATAAACGCAAACTCATCCAGGAACACAATATTGAAAGACATACCACGGATAGCACTGGCACTAGTAGAAGCCGCAATAATTTTTGAACCATTTTCTAACTCCAGTGAACCACGGTTCCACGCTACAATGCCTTGCTGCATCCAACGCGGTAAATTTTCATAACTTAACTGCAGACGAGAAAGCATCTCTCTCGCCGTAGCAGCTTTGTTTGCTAGGATAGCGATGTTAACGTTCTCATTGAACAACGCATAGTGAAGCAGGTAAGTCGTCACGATTGTGGACTTACCAGACTGTCTAGGAAGCTTCGCAATGTTGAATCTGTTTCTGTGGAACTTCCACATCATTTCTTTCTGGAAATCATACATATCAAAAGATATGAGACCAGCGTCAACGTTGACGATTTGCAGATACTTTTCAGTAAAGTAAACAGGGTTATCCCTACACTTAATATATTCAGCTACTTGTTTCTTGGTAAAATTTTGAGAAGTATTAGCTTTCTTAAGATTGGGATTACCAAGATATACATCACTATGTGCAGGCATTATTCTTCCAAGAACTCAGGTTCGTATAAAGGGCAAGGTTCTTCCCTCAATGTTTCGCTACGTTTTTTGGTAAGCTTACGTTGTAGCTCACGCATCTGCTCTTCTTCTAAGTATTCTCTATTTTCTTCCATTGCGTCGTAAAGTAAAGACCAAGAGTTTGTCATCAGGTTTCGTAAAGATTATATTCCATCATCATAGCAAACATTCGTTTCTTTAGAATGTCCATCCAAATTTGTTCTTCGTATGGTCTAGCGGGAGAACCTGGCCACATCCTTATGGAGTAGTCTAGATGATCATACATCATACGAACTTCATCAATACCTAAGGTCATCGTACAATGCCACTCGGTATTTTCCTCATTCATCGAGAGTACCGTGTGCTCTACGAATCTCTCTCAGTGCTTCAAGGTTCATATCCTTGGTGCCACCATCGTATGCGTGAGCATAACCTTCCGTGATCATTTGTTCGTTGAGTGACACTGTGTCATCCCCGATGTATAACCAACCCAGAAGACGCCCATACTTGCCAGTGCCACCGACAAGTTCAGTCCTAACAGACAACTCATCATCACCAGCCAACGTACCTTCCAGTTTTTCTTTGAGCCAGTTGGTTGCGTCGATTCCAAGAGCTTTCTCCTCTAAGTTTTTCGTCCTTTTCTCTGGCGTATCAACGCCTGCAACTCTAACTCTTTCTTTCTTGTATAGATCAAACCCGAGGTCGATAGTAACGTCAATAGTATCACCATCAAGGAAACGATTGATCTCCGTCACTCGGAAGTTGTAGCAGCTCTTCCTGCTTGGTGGTGTCATTGCTCCCATCTTTTAATTCTGTAAATGATATCCTTAATATGTATATGACATAACCTAGTGCCAATCCGACAGCAATGATTACCAAGATAATCACTGACCATACAGGATCGCCTGGATTATCTAAGGGACGCAATAGTAAATTCATTTCTTAACTGGTAGAGTTAACTCCATACCAATAGTAAGTAGTAGTATAAAAACAAAAACAAACAATGTACTCATAATTTATTGAAAATAGATATCATCAAAAGGTGGTACCAGTTGATACGCCATTTTATCTCTCAACTTATTAATCCTCTCATCATCATATTGCTGAAAGTTTCCTCGCTTCTCAACTTTCTTATAGTAGTGTAATGCATTGAGGATGATTGTATAATCCTCCATACTAAGTTCAAAGTATGCTGCAAAGCTTGGTTCTAGGGGTTCATAGTTCACGGGTTTCTCGGATCAATTCCTAAACTTTTCAAATATTCTTGCCACCAATCCTGATCTTTAATATATCTCCAATTAGGAACAGGTTTGCCTCTTTCTATTGTGTAGTATTGATATAGAGCTTCATCGATAGTCTGTGCGATCTCCATATTCCTCTTCCTCATCGTCAACATCTGCATATGCATTCGCCACGAAGGGTCCTCGTTTTCGTAGAGGTTCTTTTCCGACATAAGAGTTTTCTGTATTAACAGCAGATACCCATACGGCAAGTTTCATTACTATAAAAATTAAAACCAGCGGCGTAAAACAACCGATTAAAATTACTGGATTCATTAATGTTTCCTCGTAAAAGGTTCCCAGTGCTCCCAACCATATTTATGAACGAGATCCATTCCTATAATAGGAACTACTATTAAGATCATTGATAGGAGACCCAAACTCCACTGATGCTCCATCGTATATCTAATAAGGATAAGCATTACCCAACCCCCATACTACAAATAGTGCTATAAAACTGAGTAGAAAAAATCCTGTTGCTCTTACGTTAGAAACTTTATTCATTACTCAATAAACTCCCGCCAAGGATCTGAATTGTGTAGGCACGATTTAGGATGAACCCACTCGTTATTTAATTGATCAAGCTTAAGCTTTAATAACAAATTTTCTTGTTTCAAGATATTAATTTGTTCGTTTAAAATATCAATTGATAACTTAGATAGATTCATTCCTGGTTTTCCAAAGTTCTAAAAAATACCGATCGACGTTATACAAATCACTTTGAGGTGGTTGCTCTTCGATCTTAGACCATTCGTTACAAAGATCTCTCATCTCAAGTGTAATATGATCTGGTCTAAACATCCTACCAAATGAGGACATAGCAAAAGCAAAACGCATTTTAATGCGCTGTTCCATTTCCTGAGTAGGCGTCGGTTTCATAATAGTTATTCTCACCTCTTCTGTGCCCGAAATAAATGGTGGCACATATAAAGGGTAGTGATCCGAAAAGTAGGACATCAGCAAAGGTCATTCAACGTTCCCTGG